CCAAGTCTTAGGACCAACTACTCCATCAGGTACTAAACCATTTTTCTTCTGGTAAGATTTTACTGCAGATTCTGTTTTTGGACCAAAGATTCCGTCAGCTGTAAGTTTTAAAAATTCTTGAAGAGTAACCACTGATGGTCCCTTACTTCCTTTCTTTAAAACATCCATTGTTATTTACGGTTAAATTTTTTACTCATCATATGAGCAACCCATTTACCAACTCTTTTTAATACAGGAGTTTGAGCTTCTACTTTAACTGTAGTGCCTTCATTTGTCTTAGTAACTTCTACATCTAATTTTCTAGAGTCTAGTACAAACTTCTTTTCTTCTTCAGTTGTATGTACTTCTACATCAGTATTAGGTGTATCTACTACTACATCTAATTTCTTGTCTTTTTTCTTAACACTTACTCTGGTTTTCTTTACCTTAACTTCAGCATTAATTTCCACTGGGGCTTTTACTTTCTTTGCCATTTTTCTTTTTTTTAGTTATTACTGTTTCTAAATCTTTGTAATCTTCTACTGTTAATTGGGATAAAGTAGCTGCCACTGTTCCTGCAGTTACTAAATAACCAGCCACTGTAACTGCTGCTGCTGGTAATGTTATTGGAGCTGCTATTACTACTCCTGCTGCTGCACCTACTGCAATAGCAACTTTCTGTACATTCTTCCAGAACTTAGGAGTTGGAGCATTCCATCTTTTTTTTATATTAGTCATGTCTACTATTTACTATAAATAACTTTACTGCATCTGACAATTCACTAACATTCTTTGCTAAGTTTTTAATTTCAAGTTGTGTTAGTTCTTGCAGTGCTTGATATTTTATTTGATTCTCTTGTTGTACTAGTTCTATTTTGCCTTTTAGTTTTCCTAATTCTTCTGTATTTTTTCTTACATCAGAATGTATCATTTTTAAAAAGTATCCAAATATAGCAAAAATTGAACTAGCTATAAAAATGATTATTGTAATTATCCAGTTTTCCATGTTTTTTAAAATTATAAATATATATTATAATATAGTAAAAATTATTGAAACTGCAATAACTTACTAAGTATTTTTACTTACATTTTTAAACTAAGTCTCCTTCTAATAACCATGAATCAATTCCTATTTTAGTTAAAGTTATAACCCCATAAGGACTATCAATTCCATTTAAGCTACCTATTGAAATAAGTGTTACCCCAAGTCCTGGAGTAATAGTAACTGTAGCTGAACCAATATTTGTAACTTTAAAAACGGAACCAATTGCAATAGGTTCTAGAGAATTTGGAGGTAATAATATATCACCCGTAGTACTTACATCTTGTATTATTAAAGTACTTTGATAGCTTTGATTTAAAAGTTGACCTGTGTTAGGTGCATTATTATAAATTTGCAGCTGACCATTAGCTGCAATAGTAACATCTATTTTATTGTTAAGTGTATCATTTGCTATAGTTAAATCAGTACCAGGACCATCAATAAAATTAAGTTTTGAAGTTGCTCCTACAACTGTACTATTATCTAATATATCTATTGTAGGTATTGAGGATGCAGTTCCAAAACCAGTTTGAAATACAATATTATCATAAGCAATATTAACACTTGTATTTGGTGTAGCAATATTTTTAACTAAAAATAATTCAACAACTCTTATATCTGTAACAGCTAGACTACCTGTAAAAAGAGCTGTAGGTATAGTTACTTGTTGCCATACTCCTACCAGTGTGGGATTTAGACCATGTTGATCTAAATATCTAAAACCTAAATTTGTAAAGGATGGCCCACCTTTTAATTGTACATATGGTCTTCTTCCTGAACCACCATCTAATACAGCAAAGTTTTGTGGTAAATAAACTCTCAAAGATAATCCAACATAAGTTGCTCTACTTATTGGTGCAGGTGCTTGAAATCTTATATATCTTGAAGTTGAATAAGCACTATATGTTGCAAGTAAACATGCTATTCCAGCAAATGGTGTTGGTGTTGGACTATTCCAAACTGCTGTTGGTATTGGAGCAGCTCCTACAGTAGATCCCTGCCAATCACCAAACTGACTTTCTCTATATACCCATTCATCTGTAATAGCAGGTGTTATAGCTCCAGCATTTACAAGAACATATTGAACTAATACTTGATCTCCAGGTATGGTTGGTGTAATTGGATTAGATGAAGGTACTCCAGGAATAACAGTAACTACTCCAAATTCATCAACTACAATTGCATCAAATCTAGGATCACTTGGATCTCCAACAGAAAGAGTTACTGATGTAGCAGATGATGTATAATTAACTCCATTAATTTGATAGGTTAAAACTGTAACATCAAAGACCATTCCTGTACCAGACCAAGATGCACCACCAGTTAATAACTGAGTACCACTTGAAGTTGTTAGTGGTAAGTCTGCAATGGTTGCATATGGATTTATATTAGATGGTGTATTAGCAGATGTTGCTGCATCATATGCATTACCAGGTAAATTTCTATTTATATTAGTACTCATATCCTTTTATTTATCTACTTACTTCTTCCCAGTCTAATGAAACATATGCTCCTAAAGTTCCTCCTGTAGCATCAATAGCCATTTCAATTACTAATTCAAAACGTGTACCTGTAAAAGTATTTCTTTCTAATTGACTAGCAAATATTGCCTCTTTTAATATATTGATACTTGGAGAACCTTGATTAGATGAATTTACATATCCTTGTGCTAATATTCTACCACCCGTAACAGATGTCCCTGTAAGGTTATATTCTACAGATGAATCTACTCCTGCTGAAACCCAAGACCCTCCTGTTGTTGTAGCAGATTGCACAATTCTCCATGCATAATTTTTACCATTACCTAATCCTAATAAAGATACCGCTGTAGTTATAACTATAGCATCTAATGCAGTAGACTTTAATCTAATACCTACCATAGGATAATAAGTTCCTGCTACAGCAAAAGTTTTTGGAGTAAGTATAGGTGTACCAACAGCTTGTTGTGCTCCTCTTAACTCATATCCTCCCTCTGATATTACAGAAGAACAAACTTGCTTTAATGTGGTTGCTGTTGCTGTTGATACATTAAGTATCTCATATCTTAATGGTAATGAAGCTGTAGTAATATAAGTAGAAGTAATTAAGTTAGCATGATTAAATCTATGACAAACTATAAAGTTTCCATCTATTATAAACCCTATTCTTACTGTGCCTTCACCTAACCACTCAATATCCATAAATAGAATCTGAGCTTTACTAATATCTAAAGTTATTCCAGATGGTCCATTGCCATCCATTGTGTCAGCATTCCAAGAAGCTTGATCTACAACAGTTTCAGTTACAACACCTGTAACTAAACTTCTTTCTACAAAACTTAAAGTGTTATCTCTTAATTGAATATATATACCATTTTCTGTTCCAAAATAACCCACCCTTTGTCTTAGGTTAGTTTGAGCTGGAGCCATTACAAATGTATTCATAACCAACAAAGACTTACCTGGTTGATAAGAAAACACTTTTGCGGTTTCTCTTAGTACTTCAGATCCAGCTGTACCAGTTACATTTAGATTTACTAACCCTTCATTTGGGCTAAATACTGCAGTACCTCCACTTGTTGTAGAAGTATTCCATAAACCATTATCTCTATATCTATGAGATGAATCAAATAATGTTAATGGTTGTGCGGTTCTAACTCTACCAAATGCATCTGTGAGCATTGGGTATTGGGTAAGAATATCATTAGAACCTGAACCTCCAGCTATGGAAACTATGGTACTCATAACTTATTGAATCCAAGTAATTAAAAATGTAGTACCTGTTGCATCATAAGTAATACCACTTAGAGAGTTATTCTTATCAGGAGCAAAATTTACAGTTGTTCCTGCAGGTATTGTAACACCATTGACTGTTCCAGAAGCAGCTCCAACATTGGCTATTGAAAAACCATATGTTACTGATATACCTCCAGCACCAGTATCAGAAAGAATTACAGGTGTTCTTGTTGCTACTGCACTACTTCCTACTAAAAAATCATAAATTTTTTGTAGGCCTTCAAGTACTTTTAATTGCCAAGGAAAATTATTTCCTTTGTTTCCGTAGTCTTTTAAATTTCCTATTGACATAATTAGTATTTATTAATTAATAACCATAAAGTGTACTTTAACTACATTATTTAATGCAGCATTTCCACCATTTGACAATACAACTTTAAATGATCCTGTTGCAATATCTGATACACCTAAAACAACAATCCCTGTTGCAGCTTCATCATACTCTGCAGATACAATAATTCTTGAAGTAGCAGTAACATTAGAGTTATTTACTGTAAAAAATGTTTTAGCATTTGCAGCTAATGTAGAAGATACAGTAGTGATTACACCATTAAATGCATTCAAAGTAACCGCTGTTGTAATTGAAGTCAACTGAGTTACAGTACCATTATCATATAAAGATTGTAATGGTGCAGCATTTACTGCTAATGGTAACCAAGCATCATCTCTATTTGGATCTTTAGCTCCAATAGGTAGTAAGTTAGTAACATCTGTAGGAAGAGTTTCTCTGTAATTTCCTGCTTTAATCCAAGAAATAAAATTTAGAATATCCATGACTTTTTGTTTTTGCTTTTATTATTAATTATTAAATTCTTACAACTGATAAATATCTAGAACCAATTTGATCTGTTCCACTAGATTGAACAGTAACTACTATATAAACATTTTGAGTCCAATCAATTGATCCTACTAATAAACCATTATCAAATATATTTGAGTTATATGTAGATGAATTTGCACCAATAGCTGAATCTGAAAAACCATCGCTAGGAAGTCCTAATGCTAAAAATACTGCTGTAGCTCCAGAAAAGAAAACATCTTTTTCAATTTTTACAATTCTTTGAGTAGCTCCATTTGTTGCTGTATCACCCTCTGCAAGCAATGTTGCCCCAACTGTATTATAATCAATACCCTGAAAAGGAACATTATTTGAAATATATAATCTAACAACCATAGTGTTTAAAGATGCAACTTTTTGCAAAACACTTTTAATAGTTAATATCGGTTTTGTTGTATTATTAAATGTATTTGCCGGAATAGTTGAAAAAGAAACAACTACATTAAAAGGTGAAGATGCTACAACTAATCCTGATGGTACAACACTAAAATTAGGATTTGAACTTCCAGCGGGTCCAACAGGACCTTGGATTCCTTGAGGACCTTGTGGACCAGTAGCACCTTGAGAAGCTAGTAATGCCCAGTTTAATGGATCAGAAGCAGGATCTGAAGGGGATGGTCCTACTGGATTAATGCAAAAATAAGATGCTCCACCAAAACCTACTGCATCATTAACTACATAAACACCAGTATTTGACCATGCACCTTGCCAATTAAGACCTGCTGGTCCTACTGGTCCTGGTACACCTTGAGGACCTATTGGTCCTTGAGCTCCAGCTGGTATTGTTGATGCAACTTGTGTTGTAAAATTTGCCACAGAAATAGCACCTGTTAAATATTCATCATCTCTTCTTTCATCTTGAAGAGCCACAGGTAGCAATGTTTTATTAGGGTCAACAGAATTTACTACTCTGCGACCTCTAATCCAACTGATAAAATTTAAGATATCCATTTCTAAATAATTATATATTATATCTATAATATAATGAAAATTATTTAGATAACAAATTAATTAAGATATTATATCCCCGATTTCTAATGTGTCAGAAACAATATAAGTAACTTCTGAAAGCATGTATAGATTTTCTTCTTCTATAGTTATGATATTTTCTACCTTATTGTCTACAATTATTGCTACTCTTATCATTAGAAATATGTTATAATTATACAAAATCCATTTCCACCATTTCCTCCAGCACCTGAGTTAATACCATTTGCAGAAGCACCACCTCCTCCACCACCAGCACCTGGCCCACCAGTACCACCTGCACCACCACCTAATGTAGCAACAGAATTACCAGAAGATCCGCCACCACCTGCTGTTGAGAAAAATAATCCTGAAGGACTATTAGTTATTAATGAACCATTACTACCACTACTACCTACTAGGGTTCCTCCTGAAACTGTTGCTATTACTTGAGCTGTAGCAGGACCAGTTAAATTTATAGATCCACCTACATTAGTTGCATTTGCTGTACTAAGTCCACCACCTATTGCACCTGCTATTAAAGGTCTAGAAATATAAACTGTTGTACCTCCAGCAAAAGTGCCTGGTGGCTGATTTCCTGTACCATATGTGTTAGTATTAGAAAGTACACCAAAAAGTATAGAATTGCTAACAGAAGAACCACCTTGTGAAATAGCTGTTCCACCAACACCACCAAATGAAGTTCCTGTTGTAAGTTTTGCAGTAGTAGAAACTCCAGTACCACCAAATAAGGATAATGCACCT